CCTGGTGCGATTTTGTCTCTTTTGACCCGCGCTTTCCTGAAAGCATGACCCTATTCACCCGCCGTGTACCGCGCGATAATCAGCTTATCGCCAATATCGAGGCGGAGGTTCGCGCTTTCTTATCCGAGCTTGATACCAAGTTTGCCAAATTAAAACAGTTGGAGGCAGCTTAAATGCTCAACAAAGTCATCCTCATTGGCCGATTGGGCAAAGATCCTGATATTCGCACCACCCAAAGCGGCGAGCGTGTTGCCAATATGAGCCTTGCCACGTCGGAGAGCTGGCGCGATAAATCGACCGGTGAGCGGCGTGAGCGCGCTGAATGGCATACCGTCATTGTCTGGAATGATGGGCTTGTCAAAGTCATTGAGCAATATGTCAAGAAAGGCTCAAAAATCTATGTTGAAGGCCAATTACAAACCCGCAAATGGCAAGATAGAGATGGCAATGACCGTTATTCAACCGAGATTGTCTTGAAGCCCTATCGCGGTCAACTGGTGCTGCTTGGTGATAAATCCGGCGATGGGCAAGCAAGCGGCCAAACCAGCGGCGGTTACGCTGATAAATCCGGCGGTGACTATGGCGCTGCCAGCGGCTCTCATAGTGGCAACACCACCGCCCAAGCCGCCCAAACATCGCATCAACGCCCGTTTGATGATGATGAAGATATTCCGTTTTGAGGAGACGACCGATTATGACACTTCTTTATGTAGCCTTTTACAAAGGCCACGCCGACAAATGGCAGCACCGTTTACAAGACTCTCTTATTCGCTTTTTTACACGTGGGGCTTATTCCCATTGCGAGATTGTCTGGCAGCATCATAATTCAATTGATGAATATGTTTGCATCACATCTTCCCCGCGTGATGGCGGCGTACGGCGTAAATTAATGCCGCTGTCTCTCCACAAGTGGCACTTGTTGCCCCTTGTAACGCGCCTAGACTTAACCCCAACTGCTGCGCAATCTTTCTATATACAGCATTGGAACAAGAAATATGATTGGCGCGGCATTATCAACTTTATCTTGCCTGTCGGTCACGACCGTACCCGTTATTTTTGTTCCGAGTTTTGCGCCGAATTTTTGGGGCTTAACAACCCGCACCGTATCTCACCCAACGATTTATATAGCATTCTTACATCCGAGGAATAAACCATGATCACAACCCCTATTCTATTCTCTTGGGATGGGGAGGCCATGCACCCCGCCAATTCAACCCACGCTAAACTTTGCGATGAACAGTTCATCATCGGCCAGCGTTACCGCCTGGTTGAACTTAATGAACGCTCAACCGCTTCACACAACCATTATTTCGCCGCCCTTGCCACCGCTTGGGGTAATCTGCCAGAACATTTGATTGACATCTACCCCACGCCGGATCATTTGCGCAAATTCGCCCTCATCAAATGCGGCTATTATAACTCTAGCCAAATCGTTGTTGCATCAGAGGCAGAGGCGCGGCGCATTGCTACTTTTATGCGGCCATTTGATGAATTTGCCGTCATCCGCGCCGCCTGCAAAGTTGTCACCGTCTATACCGCCAAAAGCCAGAAATTAGCAGCCATGGGGCGGCAAGAGTTCCAAAAATCCAAGCAAGACGTGCTTGATTATGTCGCCTCCCTCATCAACACCCCCACCGCCCAATTAACCCAAAACGCCGGAGTAAACGCATGAGCACCGAACAAAAATCCGTCGAATTTGACTATATAATGCACGCCATTCAAAAAACCTATATAGAGGATAGGGAGGGGGCGAAAGGCGCTCTTGCTCGATATAAATCCCTACTCAAAGATGCCGCCGCCAATTGCGCCCCTTTCTGGCAACCAATCGCTGAATGCCCGAAACAAGATCTCAAACCCTACCTGCTTGTTCAACATGGACTTAGGCTTGGCAGTCGGGTTAAAACCGGTACTTACAATCAAGCCGAGAACTGTTGGCTGCTATCAGACGGCTCTACCCCTTATGATGGTCACGATCTCACCCACTTTGCCGAACTCCCACCCCTGCCGCAACAAGAAATTTAACCCTGCCCCAAAACAAGGAATAAGACAATGTCTGATGATTTCACTCTACAAGCCCAGCAAGGTTTAACCGCCAACAGACAACTTAAAACTCTTTTTGATGCGGAAGTTAAAGCGGTTAAAGATATTATAACCGAGCATAATTTAACAAAAGAATTTACACCTGCCGGGGATATTATTGTCCCGGTAAATATCTCCTTTGCTGCCCGTGCTATCGTTATATCAAGACTACTATCTGGTCATTGGGTCGGCTCGATTGAAACTGTCTTTGAATATGCCTTGTACAATTTAAAGCACAACACTGTTTTCAGGGACATCAAAATTGAAATTCCCGAAGAGCAAGAGCAATCTACAAAAATCAACGCTCCTGGCGATCGGGTACAGGATTTTTAGGAATGGAACGTTCTGGTTTATCGCGGATTTGCTCAAGCATTTTGAGGGTTTGCCTGTTGACCTGCAAGAGTTTTTTAAGTGTATCGGCAATGTCATTGATGCCATTATTTGAATTGTCACTCATAAAAACCTCCTAAAGTTTTGAGTGATGATAGCGGGGCAGACGCGCCAACGTCCGCCCCGCATTTACAAAAACCCACAACCAAAAGGATTTTCCAAAATGGAAAATACTCAACTACAACCGATTCCACAAGGCAAAATCATCACAATGTCGAGCCGTGACATTGCTGAATTAACCGGCAAGCAGCATCAACACGTTAAACGTGATATTTAAAACATGCTTTCCAACCTTGAAATCAATGCGTCCAAATTTGGACGCATCTATAAAGACGAACGAAACAGGGAGCAAACTCAATATTGTCTGCCCAAACGTGAAACGTTAATTCTCATTTCTGGCTACAGTATCAAGTTACGCGCCCGCATTATTGACCGCTGGCAAGAGCTTGAGAATAAATCTTCCATCAAACCCACCTCACTTACAGAATATGACAAGTCCATCATTGGCAATATGGTTAAGAATTGCACCGGTCTTGTTATCCGCCAAGAATTGGAAAATCTTATTCCTGCCCTTATTGAGCCAATGGTTAAAGCGGGCTTGCTGGAACGCAATATACTTGTGCGCCATGGTAAGACGGCTGGCGAGATATGGCGGGCGCACCGTCTACCGCGTTTAAAAAACGCCGCCGTCTGGCTTGGTAATCGTTTGCAAGAGATGGGCTGCGCTATTGAAAGCAATGGCCGCGCTGAACGTGGGGCTTATACCGTCCGGCTCTTTGACCCTGATAAGGCTGAAGTTTGCTTCAGAAATGGCCTTTTACACACCGCCAAAATTTACGCAGATGAGCGCATCGGACAAGGCAAATTGCGTCTTGTTACCCCTATCTCCACCGGAGAAAAATCATGACCACTAACCCAACAGATATTCGGACGCATGACATTAAAACCCTTGGTGAATGCGCCGTGCTTTTACGCCAAACCAAAAACAAACTTCAGAAGAAAGCGCGTCATATCAAATATGACCCCATTGCCGAATATTTAGGTGCGGCCATTGCTGTACTTGAAAACCATGCCCGCCACCTTGAAAACCGCTATCAAATCATAAGGAAACTATCCAATGACAGCAACAATTCTTGACGCAACCTGCGGGGCGCGTTCTATCTGGTTTGACAAGCAAGACAAACGCGCTGTTTTTGCCGATGCAAGGGAAGAGATACACTTTTTATGTGATGGACGCGTTCTTGAGGTAAGACCAGATGAGATTATTGATTTTCGTCACATGCCCTATCAGGACAACAGTTTTTATATGGTCATTTTCGATCCGCCACACCTTATCAATGTCGGCGATAATAGCTGGTTAGCTGCGAAATATGGCAAACTCAACAAGCAAAACTGGCAAGAGGATATAGCTCGTGGATTTGCTGAATGTTTCCGTGTCCTCAAACCAAACGGCACGTTGATATTCAAATGGAGTGAAGTTCAGATACGTTTAAGCCAAATTCTTAGCTTGACCCCTTACAAGCCCGTTGTCGGGCATCGTTCCGGTAAACAAATGAATACCCACTGGATCAGTTTTATTAAAAATTAAGGAAAATACCAATGACCAATAATAAACCCCACTCTAATCTTGACGAATTGTTGCTTTCCCGCGCTTGCCGTTATGGCAATTTCAATGATGTAGCCAGCCGCACCGCCCGCATTTATCATAATATGGTTTATGGTGCACCGCAATTCATCAGCAAAAAGGATATGTCGGCGCATTATGAAGCATTGCACATGATAGCCGTTAAAGTCGCCCGTCTGGTTGAGGGGCAGATTAACGATGCTGATAGCTGGCGCGACATTGCCGGTTATGCCCTGCTTGTCCACAACCATATCACCATCCAAGAGGAAGCAAAGGCCGCAAAATCCCCCGCTTCACCCTTTTCCAACACCGCCGTTATCGACGCTATGGAGGCAGAATTAGCCGCCGACATATCGGGTAAGTGATAGCTATGATTTACGCATCACTTTTTTCTGGCATTGAGGCGGCAAGTGTAGCGTGGCAGCCTTTGGGCTGGCAAGCCGCTTTCTTTGCTGAAATTGAAAAATTCCCCGCTCGTATTCTCGAGCATCATTATCCAGACGTGCCAAATTATGGCGATATAACCAAGTTTAAAAATTGGCCACAACATGCAACAATTGACCTTATCGTTGGCGGTAGTCCCTGCCAGTCATTCTCAATTGCCGGACTTAGACGCGGGCTTGCCGACCCGCGCGGCAACCTCATCTTCGCCTATCTTGGTGTGGTTGCAAAATATCGCCCCCGCTGGCTGGTTTGGGAGAACGTCCCCGGTGCATTATCAGTTGATGACGGGCGAGCCTTTACCTCCTTTCTTTGCGGGTTGGAAGAACTCGGGTATCATGCAGCCTGGCGCGTGCTTGACGCTCAATACACCAGAACACAACTTTTTCCCCACGCAGTCCCCCAACGGCGACGGCGTTTGTTCCTTGTCGGATATTTTGGAGACTGGCGCTATCCCGCCCAAGTACTTTTTGAGCGCGAAAGCTTGTCGAGGAGTCCTGCGCCGCGCCGAGAGGCGAGGCAAAAAACTTCCCCCCAATCTCTTTATCGCTTTGTCTCGTTCGGCGAATACGCCCATACCGACACAGCAAGCACCATAAAGGCGCGAGACGGCAAAGATGCAACCGATTTGATTGTTTTTGACAGTTGCGTTATCAAAACGGCCAATACAAAGGCGAATGGCAGCAATATATCTTATGAGGGTGCGGCTTATACGCTGGATAGCCAGCCCAATCAGGCTGTTTTCACCCAACCTTATATCTGCCGCTTCACCCCGCTTGAAAGCGAACGGTTGATGGGTTTTCCTGATAATTATACAGCCCTGCCAAAAGCCACCGACTCCGCCCGTTACCGCGCGCTTGGTAATTCCATGGCGGTTAATTGCATGCACTGGCTAGGCGAGCGTATCGCCCAAGTTGAAAAATCCATCACTAAAGAAGAGGTTGCCTAATGCCGCGCCGCTTCCTTTACGCAAGCCGACATTGCCAAGCAACAAATGAAAGGACATAATCATGGCAAAGCCGCTTTTAAATATTGATGAACTGGACGACACAATGCCAGTCAGACTTGAAGATGCCTGTCAATTGTTTTTCGCTGGTGCGGTTAAGCCAGTTGGCTTGCGCGCCGAAACGAGGCGCGGTAACTTGGAAATAATGCGAATCGCGGGCAAAGATTTTGTAACCAAGGCAGCAATTGAGGAGATGAAGCGTAAATGTCGCGTGCGAGACACCCACCCCACCTTATCAAGAAAAGAGGACGGCCGCTCCAAGATGGAACGCGGCGAGTCTGGTGGCTCATCAAAGACGGAAATTATCAAAAACGCACAGGATTCCTTGAACATCAAATTACTCAAGCAGAGCAAGCTCTTAGCCAATACATCGGAGAGAAGCACGACCCAGCGTCCAAGGGCGGGAAGTCTAGTGAAATTCCCATTGCGGACGTGCTGAATGTTTATTTTTCTTATAAAATAAGCACAACATCAAGGCCTAAAGAGCTTGCTGCCTCAATTAAACGCCTGAATGATTTTTGGGGAGCAAAAACCGTATCGGAAATTCTGTCGCCCTCATGCCGAGATTTTGCCAAGCAACGAAAAACATTATCAGGCGCAAGACGCGATCTTGAGAATTTACGTGCGGCTGTCAAGCACTACAAGGCAGAATACGGCATGGAAGCAGAGCCGATTTTCACTTTACCTGATAAATCGCCGCCAAGGGAACGCTGGTTAACAAGAGCCGAAGCGGCGCGACTACTAAAAGCTTGTCGTAGAGAATCTAAACGCAAGCACCTTGCACGTTTTCTCTTGATAGGAATTTATACGGCAACGCGCCATGATGCCATTTTACGGCTGCAATGGATGCCTAATACGACTGGAGGTTGGGTTGACCTTGAAAATGGCGTTATGTATCGTCGTGCCGAGAATACAATTGAAACAAAAAAGCGCAAGCCCCCTATCAGGATTCCAAATCGGCTATTGGCGCATATGCGTCGATGGTACAGGCATGATGCGGGTATTCGCCACGTTGTTCATTTTGAGGGTAGACCGATAAAAAAATTAGTAAGATCGTTCAGCGGAGCTAGGCGGCAGGCGGGGCTTGATGATAGGGTTATTCCCCATGCTTTAAGGCATACGGCTATTACGTGGCTTTGCCAAGCAGGATTACCAATCATGGAGGTATCCGGTTTTGCAGGGGTGACGATAAAGGAATTGGAAAGAACCTATCTGCATCACCACCCCGATTATCAGACCAGTATTATCAATGTGCGATTGATGAGCAAAACGGCACTGATAGTGTGAAATCATGTGTCACGATTGTGTCACGATAACCCCCAATTTGTCACGAATAATACGCAATAATAAGGGTCAATACTACACGAAAAATACCGGAATTGCGGGCTTTTCCTAATGGATACTGACGTTCGGGACGAGGGGGGCGGAGGTTCAAATCCTCTCACTCCGACCAACCACCTCTATATCTTTGAGGGGGCGCTGTGCGCGTTATAGATTAACGCCTTTCATGCCTTCCTGCGTGTAGCGCTCGCCGATAATGGGGATGGTGGCAAGAGCTTGGTTGAGTTCACTCATATCTTGGGCATCCAGATTAACGGATAAGGCACCCAAATTATCTTGTAAGTGCTTGATATGGCGTGTCCCGGGGATGGGCACAATATCGTCGCCTTGCGCCAAAACCCAAGCTAGGGCGATTTGCGCTGGCGTGCAAGATTTACGCGCCGCAATGGCGGTGACAACATCGACAAGTAAGCGATTATGGCGGATATTTTCCGGCTGGAAGCGCGGCAGAGAGCCACGAAAATCATCCGCCGCAAAGGTCGCATCATGCTGGAATTTGCCGGTCAAAAAGCCGCGCCCCAAGGGAGAATAGGCAACAAGGCCAATGCCCAATTCGCGGCATGTGGGGAGGATTTGGCTAGCTGCCTCGCGCGTCCAGAGTGAATATTCGGTTTGCACGGCCGTTATCGGATGCACCGCGTGAGCACGGCGCAGGGTCGTGCTATTCACCTCAGATAGGCCGATGCGGGCAATTTTGCCTTCCTTAATCAGCTCTACCAGCCCGGCAATCGTGTCTTCTATCGGCTGCTCGGGATTAATGCGATGCACATAATAAAGATCAATCTGTTCAATGCCAAGTCGCCGCAATGAGGCCTCGCAGCTCGCCCGTGCATAAGATGGGCTGTTATTGATGCTACGGCGATATTCACCCGCTTGACGGACAATGCCGAATTTGGTGGCAATTTTCACTTTCTCTCTCGCTTGATGCGAGGTGAGAAAACGCCCAATCAATTCTTCATTATGATAGGGGCCATACATATCCGCCGTGTCAAGCAAATCAACACCCATTTCAATAGCTTGCGCTAGTGTGTTTAAGGATTGCGTATCATCATGAGCGCCATAAAATTCACTCATGCCCATACAGCCT